TCTCAAGATGGAGCGGCTTTGGCACAGGCGCTACGCCAATCACCTGGAGGCGACCCAAGACATCAGCCACTACATCGTAGCGTTCTACAACACCCAAAGGCGGCACTCTGCCTTGGGCTACTGTTCACCGACGGAGTACGAAAAGCAAAACCACCCAGCCTGAATTTCAGCCTAATTCCCTGTACGGAAAAACTTGACCATGACAAACGTGCGGTGAAGGTACTCAAGATGAGCAAATAAGCGCAAAAAGCAAAGCCTCGACTGCGGCAAACAGGCGAAGCTCTTAAAAATCCCTTGGAATGGGCAAGGAACAGTGATGAATAGTAACCCGATTTTATTAAAAATCAAGGATTGGTTGGAGCTACAAATGGGCGAGACACCTTTTCTCAATCGCTGTATTGGCTTGAGCGTATTGATTTTTACGTTCTGCTACGGGGCTAGCCTAGTGCTACCGGTTATCCCTTGGGAAAGGCTTTTGCCGTGAAGGTGCTCAAGATGAGTAAGTAATCGGCAAAACAAAACCCCATTGCCTGCCAGCGATGGGGTTTCCAAGAATTAACCCTGTAGGAGAGGGTCAATATGAGCGATTGTAATGCAAAAGCCTCTATCAAGGTAGACGGAAAAATGAACGAGCGAGGCGCGGGGATTGTTGGCAAACGCTACGCATTGGCGGCACTGATTATTGCGACAGGGATTGCTTTGTCCGCATTTATCCACGTTATCCGCTGGTGGTGAAGGTGCTCAAAACCGGCAAAACAAAACCCGCTGGCGTTTAAAACAAACGCCGGCGATTTTAAAGGGGATTTAAACCATGAATAAGCAAGAAACCCATACTGCAAAAATTGGCTCTGTCTTATTGGCTTCAAAACTGACCATTGTCGTACCGGATACCGACTTGCGCGAATTTGCCATTCAACTTTGGCCGGATACTTTTTTAGTTTTTACACGCCCCTCGCTTTTTACACCGGCAGGGCATTTTGTAGCCACTGAATTAGTGTCGGCGAGTTCTCCAAGGCAACATCCACCGACCTTTTTAATAGGTGCTCTACGGACGAATAACCAAGGTGATTTAGTTTTCCAAGAAGTCGGTTTTTTATCCGCTTCCGCCAAGTCAGAGCGTTCAATGCGAGCAACCAAAAGCGACTTAATAGTATCCGCATGAAGCCTAACCGTAATCGCACCGCTCAAGCCACCATAGCGCCTTGTCCGTCAAATTCCGCGCGCAGCTTGACGTACCGGTACGGGAATAACAGTTTGCCGTCATCGGTTTTATCAATCACACCGGCATTAAGCAGAATGCGCGTATCGGTATACACCGCTTTAACATCCCGCCCGACTTTACGGGCAAGTTCGCGCAAGCCCAGCGCCCCTGCACCGCACATAGCTTGCAATAGCGCTAAACGCTTATTGCCGAGCACTTTCCACATTAGCTCAAGCGTTTCAAAGCCGATATATGCTTCTTTAGCGGGTTTTCTTGTTTCGCATGCGCGGATAATTCGTGCATTAGATGAGGCGCGGTCGGTTACTTCAAGGATTACGGTGTCCATTGTTCCACCTATCGATAGTTGCGTAAAAATCAGCCAGCAGCGCGGCTATTCCGTTAAACATATAGGGATATTCCACACCACCAAAATGATAATGGTCGCCTTTACCGCGTTCATTATCAAAGCCTACAATGCGAAAGCCGTTCACGATATACACCAGACGGTACTTGAACGAATGCGTGCAAGGCGGCACGGGCTGTGGAACTTGCCAGATAACAATCTCGACAAAACCGCCTTCTTTCGTGTTGCGACGTTCGCGGTGAATCAGTTCAGCTTTCATGCTGTCAATATTATCAACAGCAATTATTGCTGTCAACAAGACCAACAACACGCAGAGGGAAAGCCATGCTGTCTTTAACCTTACTCAAACAGCACCTACGCATCGACCATGATGCCGAGGATGATTTATTAACCGCTTACCAAAACGCGGCCTTGTCGGCTTTTGAGCTATGGACAGGCCGCAAACTTATTTTGCCGCCGGACACATTGCCGGATGACGATAAACGAACCAACGAACTGCTGATAACCGAGGCCATCAAACAAGGCGCGTTATTACTCATCGGCCACTGGTACGCGCAGCGCGAAGCGGTTAATGAAAAGTTGCTGCAAAAAGTGCCCTACGCGGTCGATGCGCTCTGGCTGCCGTACAAATACTGGAGGGTTTAAATGATTATCTGCGAAGCCTGCCAAAAGCGGCGCGAATGGATAAACCGATGGGCAAACCTAGCGCTGGAACGCGCCAAACACCTATGGAATAAAGACGATGGACAAAGCAACGCAACAACAACTGGCAAACTTAATAAGCGCCCTAAACGCGCTGGCACAAGCGATAACGCTACAAACGCAAGCGATAGGGCAACTGATAATGGAACAAGCCCAAACCGCAGCGGACGAGCCGCCGATGTTTGACTTATCCGGCAAGCCAATAGTCATTAGGTAACGCCATGCAAGCGGGCAAACTGCGCCACCGCGTCGAGTTGCAGCGGGTCACCAACGGCCAAGACCCGCAAAGCGGCGCGAATATCGAAACGTGGCAATTATTCGCCACCGTTTGGGCGAGTATTGAGCCGTTATCGGCGCGGGATTTTATTGCGGCGCAAGCGGCGCAAAACCAGATTAGCGCCCGCGCGGTTATCCGTTATCGTCCAAAGATAGCCGCTGGCATGCGCTTAATCCAAGGCAGCGCCACTTACTTAATTGAAGGCGTACTGCCGGATAAACAAAGCGGCCAAGAGTATTTGACGCTGCTACTCAAAACGGACGGCGGTTAATGGATATTCAAATCGACATGCAAGGTTTGGAGGCATTAACCGCCAAGCTACAAATCCTAAAACAGGAAACCCGCTACAAAGGCGGGCGCACGGCAGGCCGAAAAGCCGCCAATGTGATAGCAAACGCGGCTAAATTAAGAGCGGCGCAAATCGACGACCCAAAAACCGCCGATCACATTATGAAAAATATCGCCGTGCGCTGGAATAGCAGGCTATTTAAAAAGACCGGCGATTTAGGTTTCAGAATTGGCGTAAGAGGCGGCGCAAAAAGCAAAAAAGAAAACGACACCAACCCCGGTAAAGATACTTGGTACTGGCGGCTGGTTGAATTCGGCACGGTTAAAACCAGAGCAAAACCCTTTATGCCCCCGCGTTACAAGAAAGCAGCCAGCAAGCCGTCAATACCTTTATCAGCGAATACCAAAAAGCCATAGACCGCGCGATAAAACGCGCCGCCAAAAATGGAGGAACCGACTGATGCACGCCCCCTTATTTGAACTGTGCAAAGATGAACCCTTGTTACAAGCCCATTTAGGCGTTAATCCCTTTCGTTTATATCCCTTTGGCAATGCCCCGCGAAACAGCCAAGCGCCCTATGCCGTTTGGCAACGCATCGGCGGCTCGCCAGAAGTCGCGCTTAGTGGACAACTCGCCTATGGGCAAACCGATATTCAACTGGATATTTATGCCAAAGAGTTAAAACAAACCCGCTTAATCACACAACTGTTTTTTAATCGGCTTTATAATAAAGCCCAAATTGTCCGCTATGGATTTGAATCCTTTGAACCCGAGGTTAAATTGTGGCGGTAAAGTATCGACTTGCGCTTTATGCGCACTTAAAAGAGGAAAGCAAATATGGCAATTAATGCGCAACTCTCCAATATCTACGTATTGGTTAGAAAGCTCGACCCCGCTACCGGTAAAGCCAAAACCCCTAAAGAATTAGAGGTGATGGAAATCGGCTGCCCCACCACCTTTAGCCCAAGCGGCAATCCCGCCGACCAAATCGAGATTACCTGCCTGTCCGACAGTTCACGCCGCTACATGCCCGGCCTAAGAACCCCGGGCAAGCGTCCATGACCATTTTGGCCGACCCGCAAGACCCTACCCACGTCAGGCTTTTTCGGCTAAGCGAAACCAACGATGCTGAGGACAAGGATTTAACCTTTGCCGTCGGCTGGAGCGGATGGCACAGCCGCGCCGACCGTGAACAGCGCGGGCGATGATTTCGACCTGCCCAGCAGCCGCACGTGGTTTTGTTTTAAGGGCTATATCAGCGATTTTCC